ATGACATTTTCATTAGCTACGATGTATTGAATGCTGATCCAGAAACTCAAGAGAAGAAGCTACAGCAAATGGTTTCACTCATGCAGCTTGATCGCAATGGACGTATGAGTGTTGATGCGTTGTTGGAAATGGCAGCTAATATGATTGATCCGCTTATGGCAGACAAGGTGTTACAGCCAGCAGAGCAAGCACAGGAGCAAGTGGTTAAGAATGTTACAGATGACTTGGCTAAGATATTTGCAGGAATTGAAATGCCAGCACGTCCGAATGGTGCTCAGTTAGCAATGCAAGTCATTCAACAATACGCTTCACAGCCAGACGTAGGGCAACGCTTACAAAGCGATGAAGCATTTGCAGCACGCATTGAGAAGTACGCAGGTCAATATCAGTTCCAAATGCAACAAGCACAGAACGCTGAAATTGGTAAGTTCGGAACAGCGCCAGCCCAAATGGGAGGCATGGACACACAACAAATGCAACAACAATGAATAACTTAGAAGACGACATCAAAACCTTGTCCATGCACGAAACATTTGGACGCTTCATTAAGAGCATTCACAATCTGCGTGAGGATGCCATTGGAGACATGCAGGACTCAGCAATTGAAAAGATACAGCAGCTATCAGGTGAAATCATAGCCTATGACTACGTATTAAAAATTGCAGATTGGGAGTCATTACGCATGAGGCATAAAGACAGCTTGCAGTAGGTGCTAATATATATTTATCGGAAACGCTCGCCGTGAAAGAGTGGAAATAATTATGTCAAATGAAATCAATACAGCTAACGTCGAGGCTGAACCAAGTTCGATGGAAAATACAAATATGTCAGTTCTCGACTATGCAAGTCGGAGGGCGAAGCAGTTGGAAGGCATGCTAGGACAGCCAGCCCCAACTCCAGAACCCAAAGTTGAGCAAGAAGAAGAATTTGAATCAGAGGCAGAAGTTCTAGAGGTGGAAGTAACTGAAGATGAAAGTGAAGAAGCCGAACCTCAAGAAGAAGAAGCCAGTGTTCTTTCTAAAGATTTAGATGATTTAAGCGAAGATGAACTTCAAGAGCTAGCCAGCAAGCTAGGAAGTCGAGCAGTTAAACGTTTTGGTGAACTAACAGCAAAGCGTAAAGCAGCAGAAGAACGACTAGCAGCGTTGGAAGCAAAGCTTAATCAGAAGGACGAGAATCCATTACAACGTGAAAGCGAAGTAAAGGACAACCCATACAAAGACATTGACACTATCGAAGCCCTACAAGGTAAGGCTGAAGAGACAAATCAAGTGATTGAATGGGCTGAGGAAATTCTCTTTAACTCTGATGGTTATGCGGCTGATGATATAGTCACTGAGGTGGATGGAAAGGAACTAACTAAGTCAGAAGTACGTAAGGCTATGCTGAACGCACGTAAGACTCGGGATAAATACCTACCAGCCCAACTAAAGACTATTCAAATTCAGCACCAAGCGGCTCAAATGAAGGAAGCTTTTCAAGCAAAAGCAATAGAGGAACTAAGCTGGATGCAAGGAGAAGACAATGATACTCGTAAGCATTACGAAGCTATGGTTTCTGATCCGCGTTTTGAACAACTTAGCAAGTCTCTTAAATCCCTTGATCCAACTATTGATGCACAACTGCCATACATTTTGGCTCATGCTGCAAATAGTTTGTATGGGAAAAAAGAAGCACCAGTTAAGACTTCACAACGTATTACCCCACCATCCAATGCGTTCTCCAATGCTTCTGCTCCAGAAAAGACAGCACCTAAATCAGCTAAAGCTATATCAGAAATGAGCAAAAGATTCAAAGAGACTGGCGATAAGAATGATTTCATTACTCTCCGAACTCTACAACTAAGCAACAAATTTAAATAATAACAAAATACTATTATGGCATTCTCAAATACATATGACACTACAAACACTGGTTCTGGTGTTTCCAATCGTGAAGGACTCTCTGACGTTCTAACCATTCTGGCTCCTGAAGAAACTCCTATTCTTTCTTCGGCCAGCAAGAAAAAGGCTACAGCTACATTCGAGGAATGGACAGTTGATGCTCTCTCCGCCCCTGTAACTACTGGTATCCGTGAAGGTGCTGACGTAACTACTTTCACAGATAAGTTCGCTGGTCGTGCTCGTCTTGGTAACTACGTACAGAAGTTTCGCCGCGACTACCAAGTTTCCGATTTGCAAGAAGCTGTTTCTTCGGTTGGCCCTGCTAAGCTTGCACAAGCACAAGCAATGGCAATGCGCGAACTAAAGCGTGACGTTGAAGCAACTCTTTGCTCCACTAATGACCGCGCTGCTGAAGATGGTTCCACCACAGCTTACGGCCTACGTGGTTTCGGTGATTGGATTGATTCTGCTGGCCCTACTGACGTTCCTGCTGGTTTCCGTACCCCTGCTGATAGCATCCATGCAACTGGTGCATTCTCCGAAGAAACATTGAATGATCTTATCACTTCTGTGTATCGTGTGACTGGAGCAACAAACAACTTGACCTTGTTTGCTGACACAGCCCTACGCCGTGAGATTAGTGACTTCGCTCGCACTTCGGCTGCTGCCGATCACTCCATTCGTAATGTAAACTACAATGGTGAGTCTGCAAAGATCAAACTCTCCGTTGAGTTGTACCAAAGCGACCACGGCATTGTTTCCATCGTGAACATGAATCCTGATTGCGCTCCTGACACAGTGAACAAAGACACTGGTTACTTGCTCAATTCTGACTACTACGGCATCCATGAGCTTATCCCAATGGGAGCTACTGGCCTTGAAAATCGTGGTGGTGGTGAGCGTGGATTCGTGGATTGCACATTGACCCTTGGTGTTTACCACCCAGGCGCACACGGCAAGATCACAGCAATCGCTTAACTAATTTGGGAGGACTGGGTTCAATCCTAGTCCTCCCTTCTTTTTTTATAATTATGGAAATTATTAATAAACCAAAGGGAGTAACAGACGAAGAAATTGACCGCGCATTGATGGAGGAGTTCCAAGCTGCAATGGTTGAAGAAAAGAAGACAGAAGCGCATCGCGTAAATATAGCACGTAAAGAAGCACGTACTAATGTAGGCAAGACTCATCCAACTTTGGGTAAGTGTGTAGCTACCATTCCACCGCGCGAGTATTTTCGATTGATTGCCAAATACGGACATGCGGAAGTTCATTCTCCTAATTTCCTTAAATATTTCCAAAAGAATTTCTCAGACCTTTCTCCGAATAGAATCTAATAATGCAACAAAAGACCTACACTGAACTGTATGCGCTTATTACTGCTCTGGCTGGTGTAGGAGCATTTACAACTGAGGAGCAAGTGAATGTACTGAACTTCGTAAACCGAAGGGTATTTGAAGCTTATCAGTCTAGCCAGATGTGGCCTCGGTATTTAGTTGTTGGTGAAGCTAGATCAATTGGAACAAATCAAACTATCCCATACACTGAGACTGATCTTAGCAATATTGGAGAGTTTATTCGCATCCATAAGACTCAGCCGTTTCTAAGGAACTCATCAATTGAATATAACTTCTACGTTGATTCAAATGGTGCTCATTTAATTAACCTTAGTACCGACAGTGCAGAGTCAGCGTATGTCACATATAAGAAAGAGCTAGCTACAGTTACAGCAGATAGCACAGACCTTCCATTGGAGTTCTTCTACTTTGTAGCACACGCAGCTTACTCTGACTTCCTATTGATGGATGGTCAGAATGAGAAAGCTAAGATGGAAGAAATGTATGCTAAGAATTACTTGATGATGGAGCTTGAGAGAGTCGATGTCATTTCAAATAACAACAGCATTAACAATAAATTTAGAACCTACGTGAACACACAGTCACGCTAGACAATTAACGTATAATACAACTATGAGTAAATCACGAAACAACGCTTTGGAGTTTTCGTCTGTTGGGTCGATTATTATTGATGCTGCTGCTGGTGCAACTGCTGGTAACTTTGGTGCTATACAGTTCCTCAAGGACGCAACAATTAGCGCAGTTACTGGTGTGTCAATTGATAACATTGCCAAGCTTCAAACAAGCTTCTCAGCAGGAACAGTAATCTATGGTAAGTTTACATCAGTAACACTTTCCGCAGGCCTAGTGGCACTCCACAAGATTTAATATGCACCTCTCCCTAAAGGGTTCTATGGATCGCCAGCCCTTGACCGACAGGTTGGGGGATCGTCTCCTCGCTGAATATGGAGGGGCTGCTGCTGCATATAGTCT